GACATGGCAGATAACCCTATCACATAGTTATAAGTTGCATACGCAAATAAAGGATTCGGTAGTGGCAGCTTAACTCCCTTTAGTGTAACTGCACCTTTACTAGCTAAAGAAGAAAACACTCCACCAATACCATCTTTAATAGAATTAAGTCCAGATGCAAGTCCGCCTGCGATGGCACCTATGCTTCCTCCAACAGTATCTCCTATACTGCCTACGGCACCGGCAACTGACTTTTCAGCAGATGCAATAGTAGACCCTAAGTCGTCGAATACACCCATGTTACAATCCTAACACATCTGTTAAGCTACTCTTTTTACAAATATAAATCTGTGTTCCTGGTGCGAAATCTAAAATTGGATCTTGTAACACATCCATATTTCGTTGTGTAAACACCCACCACAAGTTTGGAGTACCGTACAAGTCAAATGCTAGTAGGTCTGGACGATATGCATATTGTGCTTCGATGGTATAAAGAAAGTCGCTGGCTTCTGCACTAACTGGTCTGATGGAAAATACATCAAGATAATTGTTAGTAACTGTGGTATTGAACCAAGGACTTGTGTTAGAATAAGTAGCTGACATTTTTAAATATAACCAAAAGAATTATTTAAGTAGCCGCCCGAAACGAATCGATCTAGACTAAAGTTTTTACTGCTGTTTCTACTGTAAACAGGTTGTAGTGTTACTGTGAAAGAGCTCTTAGTAGGCACATGGCTAACACCGCCACTTGTGGATCCGCCCAAGCCCAGAGATCCAGCAACACCGGCGATGGAACCAATTGCACCAGTTACACTACTTATTGAATTAGTGATGTCGCTGATCCCTGGAATGGCAGATCCTAAACTACCAGCAAGGCCGCCTATGCTGTCGCCGATGCCTTCAATTGCTCCGGCGGCACTTCCAACCACATTGACACCAATATAGTCACATTGTGAATTAAGTTGTACTTGCATTTGTGTTACTACAACCGGAACATTTTTAAAAACATAGTTGCCGTAACCGTTTAAGAACACCACAGGAGGCGGATTACCAGCTTTTGGATCAGATCCTGTGAACATTTTGGTAAGACTTCGTAAATAGTGTACTGCCGCAATCCAATACAATCCTTGTGTAGCATCTTCAACGTTCATTGGAGCAGTAATTGTTATTGCTCCAGGGTCACTATGTTGAAAAGCCTGGAATGTATAATTGGTATGAGTAGTTTGTATCTTACTATAAGTTGCACTACTTTGTATATTGATATCAGGAGTGTATGGAAATATGAGTCCGCCAGCATCTTTTAATGGCTTGAGTACTGGGCTACTTTTAAAAGCAGTCCATTTAGCAAGACTTAATCTTACTCGCCAATCGTTTGCCGCGGCGTCTCCTCCGAAACTGGAAACAGCGCCCACGATATCGCCAATTGCTTCTCCTGCTTCCGGAAGATTAACGGCTCGCAATGCACTCATAACTCCGCCTGGAGTTTCATTATATCCTGTACTGAGTGCGCTGGCCAAATTACTAGCAACATTCACGCCCTGCCCGACTGCACCGATTAGATTTTGCGAAGCTGCCGCAGTTTGGATAAAACTATTGCCTAAAGCCATATAAGACTCTCCTTTTGATACTCTATTTATTTGACTTTAATAAGTGCGTAGTTTATAATATACTTTACGAGGACTCATTTAATGACAGCAAAAGTTAACTACCTAAACAACAAGGATATGTTGTTAGAAATACATAGAAGTAAAACATCTTATTGTGTGTTTACCAAGCCCGAATACCACCAATATGATCTAATTGTACCAAGTTTGGACAAGATTAATATTAGGACTATAGCAGAAGCCAAGCGAGTACAGGCTAAACGACTGGGTCAACAAGAATTTGAAAGACGCAAAGCGGCAGGTGAAAAGGTTAAGATTGCCGATTGCGAAGTTGATTACAAAAAAGTAGCTAAAACTGATGTAGTATTTAGAGTTATGACTTTTGATCATATTCCGCTTAACAATGTTCGTAAAAAGAATCCCAAAAGCCTAGCAGATCACAGAGACAAAGTGAACTTTCCGCCATTTCAACACTATAAGTTTGATGACGAAGATCAAGAAACTTTAATATGTGTTGGCAAAAGTCACTGGAAGGGCGATTTAGAAAAAGGACACTTTGATAAAGATGCAGGTCAAATTACCAATACACTGGCCCGCATGATGATCAAACTGTGTGAACGATATGCTACTCGAGGCAACGTTCGAGGCTATACTTACAACGATGAAATGAAAGGTATGGCTATTCTTCAATTAACGCAGATCGGTTTGCAATTCGATGAAAGCAAATCAGATAACCCGTTTGCTTACTTTACAGCCGCAGTTACTAACAGTTTTGTTCGTGTAATTAACACTGAAAAACGCAATCAAAACATTAGAGATGACATTTTAGAAATCAACGGCATGAATCCAAGTTATTCACGCACAGGCGCAGGCGAACATGCGGCCGCAGTTAAACGATATAACGAGGATGTATCTGAATGACGCAACTGTTTAAGAAGGTGGCTTGTTTCACCGACATTCACTTTGGGTTAAAGTCTAACAGCTCTGTACACAATCAAGATTGTGAAGACTTTGTTGACTGGTATATTGCAAAAGCCAAGGAGGAAGGCTGTGACACTGGAATTTTTATGGGTGATTGGCATCACAATCGTAATAGTCTTAATATCACTACTATGGACTATAGCCTTAGGGCCTTGGAAAAGCTCGGTCAGGCGTTCGATCAATTTTATTTTTTCCCTGGTAATCATGATCTATATTACAAAGACAAACGGGATATACACTCCGTCGAGTTTGGCAAGTATATTCCCGGAGTCACAGTGGTACACGAACCGACTACCATCGGGGACGTTACGCTCTGCCCGTGGCTTGTAGGTGATGAGTGGAAGTCTATCAGTAAGAAAGGCGGCAAATATATCTTTGGGCATTTTGAATTGCCTAGCTTCTTTATGAACGCTATGGTACAGATGCCGGACCATGGAGAGATACAGTTAGACAGTTTTAAACAATATGAATTAGGCTTTAGTGGACACTTTCATAAACGTCAGCAAAAAAACAATATGATCTATATTGGCAATGCGTTCCCGCACAACTATGCAGATGCATGGGACGATGAACGCGGTATGATGACATTAGAATGGGGAGGTACTCCGGAATATTATACTTGGCCTAACCAACCTACCTTCCGTACAGTTAAACTAAGTCAGCTAATTGACAACGCAGACTCAATCATCTTGCCCAAGCAACATTTACGTGTTACACTAGACATAGATATCACATTTGAAGAAGCAAGTTTTATTAAAGAAAAGTTCATTGGAGATTACAATATCCGAGAGATGACCTTGATTGCCGAAAAGAAAGATGCTGAAATTAACACCAATATCGATATTCAAAGTTTTGAAAGCGTAGATCAAATCGTATCTAGTCAAATTGTCAATATTGATAGCGACACTTACGACAAGAATACACTTCTTGCCATTTATAACAGTCTATGATTAAATTAAAAGAACTAACAGTTAAGAATTTTATGAGTGTGGGTAACCAGACTCAAGCAGTTAATTTTGCACAGGAAAATCTAACACTTGTCTTGGGTGAAAACTTAGATCAAGGTGGAGACGATAGTGGCAGTCGAAACGGTACTGGTAAAACGACCATTGTAAACGCATTAAGTTTTGCCTTGTTTGGCAATGCTCTAACTAACATTAAAAAAGATAATCTTATTAATAAGATTAACAACAAGAACATGTTAGTTACTCTAACGTTTGAAAAGAATGGCGTCGATTATCGTATTGAGCGTGGACGTAAGCCTAGTATACTACAGTTTTTTGTAAACGACCAAGCACAAGAAACAGAAGAAACCGATGACGCACAGGGCGATATGCGTGAAACCCAGAAGGACTTAGATGACTTGCTGGGCATGAGTCACGATATGTTCAAGCATATTGTTGCACTTAACACATATACAGAGCCGTTTCTTAGTATGCGGGCCAATGATCAACGTGTTATTATTGAACAGCTATTGGGTATTACTCTGTTAAGCGAAAAGGCAGAAGCTCTTAAAGAACAAATTAAGCTGACTAAAGATCAAATATTACAAGAATCAGCAAACATTGAAGCCATTAAAAAGTCAAACGAGAACATCCAGAAAAGCATCGATGGTATCCTAACTAGACAAAGTGCATGGAATAATCAGCATCATCAAGAGCTAGAAAAAATTGGTCGTGCTATTATAGAACTAGAAAGTGTAGACATCGATTCTGAAATCGCTAAGCACGGCGAGCTGAAAGCGTATCTTGAAAAGACAGCGAAGCTGAAAAGCCTAGAAAAGGAGCGGGCTACGTTAGACAGCGCGACAGCGCAAGCGGAGCGAAGCGTAAAAAAGTACGCAAGCGAGCTTGCTAAGTTGCAAGACAAGAAATGCCACGCTTGTGACCAAGAACTTCATGACCATAAACATGAAGAAATGACCACCGAAGCACAACAGCATCTGGATGAAGCACAAAAATACTTTGATAAAGTTGCCAAGGACCGTGATAAGATACAGAAAGAAATTACTGCACTAGGTGATATAAATACTCGTCCCAACTGTTACTATGACACAGTGGAAGAAGCCCTTAAACATCAGAACAATCTCAAGACTTTGGAAACAAGCCTTACTATCAAGGCTGGAGAAACAGATCCCTATCAAGAACAGATTGACGAACTGACCAATACCGCTATACAAGAAATATCCTGGGACACAGTTAATCATTTGACTACTCTTAAGGATCATCAGGAGTTCTTGCTTAAACTGTTGACCAGTAAAGATAGTTTTATCCGTAAAAAGATTATAGATCAGAACTTAGCCTACTTGAACAATCGTCTTACCTACTATCTAGACAAAATGGGCTTGCCACATACTGTGTTATTCCAAAATGACCTAACAGTTATGATCACACAGCTAGGACAAGACTTGGACTTTGATAATTTAAGCAGAGGCGAACGCAACAGACTTATCTTATCCTTGAGTTGGAGTTTCCGTGATGTGTGGGAAAGCCTATATCAACCTATCAATTTGCTGTTCGTTGACGAACTTATTGACAACGGCTTAGACGCTTCAGGTGTTGAAGGTGCATTGGCAGTGCTTAAAAAGATGGCACGTGAACGCAAGAAGAACATTTTCTTGATAAGTCATAGAGATGAACTGGTAGGCCGTGTTAATAATGTACTGAAAGTTATCAAAGAAAACGGTTATACCAGCTATGCCAACGACTTGGAAGTAAATGAGTAAGCACGTTGATCCGGTTCCTTATCAAAATGAAGAGTCGCATGAGCAACTCATGGCGGCTTTTAGGGAATATTTCAAGGCAAATCAAGATTGGCAAAACAAAGGCACAAGGATAGCAGGCGAAAACATGCGCTACTGGCTAGCGCAGATCCGTATCATAGCAAAACAGCGTCGTGAGCATGTACAGCAGTATCGTGTTTATTTAGATACTGCCAAGCGTGAACGTAAGGCAAACCAAAAGGCACAAGGTGGTGGGACAGAATAAACTACATAGTTAATGTCCTGGTACTATAATAATGAATTAATCACAGAATTGCCCGAAACTTGTGTTGGGTTTGTTTATCTTATAACAAACACAGTTTCAGGGCGCATGTACATAGGCAAAAAACTAGCTAAATTCTCTAAGACCACATATCGAGTAGTTAAACTTAAAAACGGCACTAAGAAGAAAAAGAAAATCCGCGGTAAAATTGACAGCGATTGGATGGAATACTATGGTAGTTCAGACGAGTTGCTCAAGGATATTGCGCAGTTAGGTCAAGAAAACTTTCGGCGAGAAGTATTATTTTACTGCAATAGCAAGGCTGAAACGTCATACATAGAGGCACGAGAACAATTTACACGCAGAGTATTAGAATCTGACCAATATTACAACGGTCAGATATCAGTTCGTGTCCACGGCTCCCACATCAAAGGCAAACAATTAAACGGATAAAGCTCGCGCAGGCCTAGATCGTGCGCCCTAAACCTGGATCCAGGATCGCAGGGATGGAAACTTGTCGCCGTAGCAAGTACTCAACCACTATCCTTAACAGGACGAGGATCGCAAATGTGCCGCGGTTTGGTTGTTTAAAGGAAATAAAGGCAAAAGGAAGGGTTGTAGCCCTACACTTGTAAGTCAGTTAGCGTTGATTTGCAAGTCGCCGTCATATAAAGACTAAGCTCGAGGTACCGGATGACCGCCTCTGTAACTGCTTAAACGCTAAGTGACGTTGTTCGACTCGGATAATGTTGTTTGACTTTGCCCGCAAGGGCAAAGTGTGACTGAACGATCTGGATAATATTTAAACTACTTCGTAGTTAATAACTAAAGACTCTTAAAAGAATACTACTAGTTCGAGCGAAAGCGAAGAACAGAAGAACGC